TATTTAGGAGTTCATCGTTTTTATGTAGGCAAAACTAAAACCGGTATTCTATATCTTTTTACAGTCGGTCTATGTGGGATAGGGTGGATAGTAGATATAATTCTTATTGCCACAGATAAATTTATTTTTCCAGTTTCTGGCATTAAAGTTTACACAACTTCTGATAGCAATAAATATCATTTTGACCCTCATTGTTATGGAATGCTCAGTACTATTAGCATGGATATTGATAAAGCAAGAAGAAAAGGATTAAAACCTTGTAGCAGATGTTGTCATAGATAGGACTTGAAATGCTGCTTTATTATGATATTTGCACGATATAAAAGTGTATAATATAATCATTTTTTACAAATTAATGATACAATATTTTGTCACGTATCATATAGAAAGGAGGATATTTATGGATTTTGAATATAAATGTGTAGCCGCTCCAAAAGAATTAATTATCAAGAAATCATCAGAACTTGATAAAGCCGTTGCAGGATTTGCAAAAATTATTAACAAAGAAGCTGTACAAGGTTGGGAGTTTTATTCAATGGAACAAATAGCCACAACTGTTCCCGTGGGCTGTTTGGCTGCTTTATTCGGTAAAAAAGAAGAAACTACATATAGCAATATGCTAATCTTTAGAAAAGCACGATAATAAAATAACCTTTCATGTTTTTCACTTCATTTATGTTTCGGGAAAACGTAACTTTTTTGAAAAAAGTGTTGAAATTTTTGTCACAAAATGATATAATTCTCTATATTGAGTTTTGCTCACAAATTTATTGAAAGGAGAATTATATCATGGACGAGTACAAAGTTATGACAGTTGACGGCGAAATAATTGTTGTGTCGGAGGAAGAACTTGCTTTCTTGCTTGACTACCGCATGGCAGACGATGAACTTAAAAAGCTAATAGAGGAACGTATTAAGGAATTTTTAGAAGAAAACAAATAAAAAAAACAAGATTAAGCCCAAAAAAGCCGCCCTGCTCCAACGACAACAGAACAGGACGGCTAAATAATAATTACTCTTAACGAGTAGAAACGGAGGTAAAAATGGAAGATTTTAAAATAGCTGCCGCCTATATAAGAGTGTCCACCGATGACCAAGTGGAATACTCTCCGGCGTCGCAGCTCGAAAAAATCAAAGAGTATGCAAAGCGTAACGGATATGTTTTACCCGATGAATTTATTTTCAGAGATGAGGGCATATCCGGAAGAAACACTTCAAAAAGACCCGAGTTTAACCGCATGATAGGCATTGCAAAGCAAAAGCCTAAACCTTTTGATACGATTCTGCTTTGGAAATTTTCAAGGTTTGCAAGGAACAGAGAAGACAGCATTGTTTATAAGTCTATGCTCCGCAAACAATGCGGCATTGATGTTATATCGGTATCAGAGAATGTCGGAGATGATAAGATGTCGGTACTTATCGAAGCTCTAATAGAAGCTATGGACGAGTATTACAGCATCAATCTAAGTGAAGAAGTAAAAAGAGGATTGCAGGAAAAAATAAACAGGGGCGAGCCTGTGGTGTGTCCGCCTATTGGATACAAGCTCATAAATAGAGAAGCTTTTCCTAATCCCGAAACTGCTCCCATTGTCCAAAGAATTTTTGGGGAATATTCCAATGGGAAATCCGCCGCAAAAATCGCTGCTGATTTAAATGCCGAGGGAGTTAGAACAAAAAACGGTAAATCTTTTACAACTAAAACTGTTGGGTATATACTGCGTAATTCGTTCTATATCGGCAAACTGTCATGGGACACCTTTGAAGACGTTCAAGGTAAACATGAACCAATAATATCTATGGACTGTTGGAACAAGGTGCAAAATAAACTCAAATCTTCTTCATTCAAAAAATACCGTCGTGACGGATATAAAAAACACACTTTTATGCTGCAAGGTTTAGTAAGATGTAATAATTGCGGTTCAACTCTATGCTTTACACAGTCATACAGCGGAAATCCAACAATTCAATGCAGCGGATATACTGCTCATTCGTGCAATATTTCTCACAGTATCACGATTGAAAAAATAAACAAGCGTTTTCTTGATGGTTTGGAACAAGCTGCAATTCTTGAAGATTTCAAGATTGAACTTCGACCTATAGACAGCTCTGCTGCTGATGAAGAACGGAGAAGAATCAAACTACAAATTGACAGAGAACGGAATAAGCTTAAAAGAGCAAAGGAAGCTTATGAAAATGAAGTTTATACTTTAGACGAATACAAGGAAACACAAACAACTGTCAAAGCAAAAATCAAAGAGCTTGAAGAAAAATTGAACAGCCACCAGCCGGAAGAAATGGCAACATCAAGACTAAAAGGTACAGTGCTTGAAGCTTTACCTGCTTTACGCTCCTCAGCGTTATCCGAAGAAGAGAAAAACAGTATTTTAAAGTCGTTTATCAGCAAAGTGATTTTTCATAAACCGTCCGGAGATTTGGACATATTTTTTTATATTTAAAAAACATAGTATTTTGTCGTTTGGCAAGCCTAATATAAAAAACATATGTTTTAGAAAAATAAAAACAGAAACAGCCGCCCAATCTTAAAGACTGGACGGCTGTCAATTATTTCATCATTTTATTAACTGCGTCTTGTACAGCATTATAATCATATCCAGCTTTTTCAAGAGCTGTCTTTCTTGCTGTTCCGTTTCCCCATTTACCGGCAATAACTTCTTTTGCAACTTCTTCAACAGATTTTTTTACAGTACCGGAAGTAACAATAAAGCAGTCCTTAAAGCCGGCTGACTTAACTTTATTGAGGTACTTTTCAGCGTTAGCCTTTTCTGTGAATGAACCTACCTGAACCTTATACAGCTTGTCAACCTTAGTTACAAAGGAATCGTTAAAGCCCTTATCCTTAATCTTCTTTAGCTGTTCATCGGCGTTGCTCTTGTTTGAGAATGCTCCTATTTGAACCCTATAAATTGTCTTGCTGTCATTAACTTTAGCTGAGGAATTATCCGTTTTAGTAATAGCCTTAGTCGATACCGTACTCGAAAGACGAGCTTTAAAAGCTTTCCATTTTGATTCGTCGCCACTGTCTGCGTTCCAGCCAATTATGCCGGGGCAAGGTTTTCCGGTTGCGTCATAGTGCCTGATTACGTGGTCAGCATCAATGCCATATGTTTTCATAAGGTATTTTGTAAGTTCAACAGCCATATCAACGGCGGCATTGGTAAAACTCCACTTCGGACTGTTTGCAAGGTCATTTTGACTGTATCTCGGATTGGTTGAACAAATCTCAATTCCGATAGAATTGTAATTGTTACACTTTCCGTAGAAGCTGCCACCTTTTGAATACGGATTCTTTAAATCGCCGCAATGCCAACAGTAACGATTTTTAATATCGGGGTTATACTGCACAATGTTACTGTCATCTACGATAAAGTCAGCGGAAGCACCGGCATTAACAAAATAATCCGCTGTGTTTACAGCTGAACCCGACCTGCTTGTACTTCCTGCCGTGTAATGAATAACAATATAATCCAACGGTCTGTTTTGACATGCACTTGTATTTGAATAACTCGTTTGTTTCACAATGTTCATAATATTATTCCTCCGATTTTACTTCCGGCAGTCCTGCAACACTTGTTAATATTGAGAGAATGCCGGCTAATAATGACGCACTTAACACCGATACCCAATTAATCTCACTCAACATTGCAGACGTACTCATTATTGCCGCGGCTGTTTGAGCGACTGTTTTTACCGCTCGTATTGCCGCAGCTTTCAGCCATTTTTTATTCATGCAATATCATTCCTTTGCAAATTCGTATTTATATTCAAGATATTTCATTAACGATTGATTAACATGACTGTTGCCACCATACTTGATATACATATTGCTCGGCTGTACAGTTGTACCAATGCTTAAAGTATTACTTCCGTTGATAGTCGGGATTGATACGCCTGTGTCGCTCATTGAGATACTTTCACTTTCTTCAAGAGGTTCGTCAAGGTAGATGTTGGTTGTTGTGCCGCCGCATACGACAGGGATTTTATAGCCGTAGGGTTCGTAATCATAACCAATATTACCTGCTGTTAGTTGAATATCTTTAAAATTTGCAATAGGTTCGCCCGAGGGAATCCACCAACGCAGTTCATCAGCAGAACTCATATCTATAATTGACGTTTTTTTTACTTGAAGTGCCGCAGTATCAATTCGTGTACCATTATAAAATCGTGCGTATGTTATAATACTTTGACTGGATGCGGGTCTAAACGAAAAAAAGTATGTATCATTAGATAAATTATTTAAAATTAGACCTGTCCGTACAGTATTTGGATTTTGAGGATTAGGCACTATAATTCCAATAGCTTTTTCGTCGATTAAATTCCTCGTCCTATCCCCCACACCGCCGCTTGCTCCGTCAATCCTATAATCAACAAGATTTTCACCGTTCGACACAAACGCAAGCGGAGGAATACTTGCTTTTGTATTGCTGCCTTTGCCTTTATGGGTCCTGTAATAAAGTTCCCAATTATCCATTATCTCAGCTCCTCGCCGCTTGTATCGTCTGTCAAGTTTTCCGTTGTTGGTTCAACGGTTAAATTATCGGAAATATCATTTGAACCTCTGTCAACTGTCAGTTCACCACGGTTTATATTGAGAGGTGAAACGTTCAAAGACTGCGTTTGAGTTTCTGTGTTCTCTGTGCTTTCCTCTCCGAGTTTTACCCACTCGTTCATATGCAGAATATACAAGTCTGCTGTATCCGTACAAATAGCCGTTGAACCGTCCGAAGCGTTTGTAATCAAATCAAGCTCGCTGACATCTGTTGACTTTAAAATATACTGATTTTTGCCTTTGAAATTCGCTCCGCCTCTTAAATCCGTACAACGTATTGAGCCAAAATCAGGGACGTTGTTTTCATCAAAAATCATTCCCATAACATAAACCTGTGCCATTTTTTAACACCTCTTTTTACTCGCTTTTTTCTTTGCTGCCTATCGTGTCAATCCTATGATGTGCAGACTTTACGGACTGTTCAACAATAATAAGCCTGTCCCGTAAGTCTTGAATATCATTTTTCATGTTACGCATTTCCGACTTAATCTCGTTTATTCCCTCGTTAATATTCTCTAACTTTACGATTAATGTTGTCAAATTCGATGCGTCTTGTTTATTATCTTGCGAACTGTTCCTCTTGATGTTCGTTGCCGCTACAATGCCGGCAATTATTACAGACAAAACAGAAAGAAATGTTGAAATATCAATAGACATTATTTTCACTCTCCATTCCCGTTAGTTGTTGGGTTAGTTATTGGAATAAATGCAACATCTTGAAACTCTGAAATATGCGTATTGATATAATCAGACAGCAACAATGCGTATATTTCCGCAAACTGTTCGTATCCTATAGCTGTATAATGTCCGTTGATATAATCGCCTGTTAAGCTGCTGTTACTGTATAAATCTGAATGGTTTGCTAAGTCAATGCAATGAACAGGATATGTGTTTTTGTACGTTTCAACGATAGTTCTAACAGCGGTATTGTAACCAGTATAAACGCTGCTTGTTTTCGGACAGGTGTTTACAAAAATTTTTGCTGTTGGACTTATTTCGTTTAATTCTCTGATGATTTTTGACAATCCTGCATAATACGTGTTATTTTCTGTGCCGATATCCGATGGTGTGCCTAAATCGACATGATGTGCCGTATCTGTTGCCGGAGCTGTATCATTAATCATAAGTCCGATTATATAAGCTTGGGCTTTACCCGCTGTTCTTGCCGCAGGAAGTCCCCTTGTTTTGGTTTGCCACGTCCAAACATTAGCACCGCTTGCCCCACAGTTTACCCAATTATTACCTGTCATTGTAGCCATATAATGAACCCATGAATAATCTTCATTAGTTTCAGAATAATTCGTTCCCTCGGTTTGTGATTCTCCCGAACCGTGAATATCAATATACCCAGCTGTGTAACTATCGCCACAGCATACTACTTTTTTGAAAATCTTGCATGTTGTTTTGTTCGTGCCAACTTCTCGATTTTCAAGAGCCCTTACTCGTCCGTCAATCGTTGCTGTTTCACTACTAAATTGTGTTAACATAAACGAGCCAACTCCCGATGACGGCATCAAAGCATTAAATAACAGAATTGCACCATTAGACGGTGTATCAACGTCAATAAAAAAGCTGCTGCCGTCTGCCGTTACTGTGTGCCTGTCAAGCACTGTGTAATCGTTCGGGTGTTCCGAATCGTAAGTGTTAAAAAGACAAACCGTATTGATTTTTGAAATGTTTTTTGTATTATTGATTAAAAAACGATAATGCGTACTCGGTTCGACTTCGAATTCTTTCATTCTCGCTTGCACGTTTTCGCCCGGATTTGATTTCAAGCAAAACCACGAATCAATAATCCCTATTGTTTTGTTCGTGCCAACTTCTCGATTTTCAAGAGCTGTTACACGTCCCTCGATTGAGTGTGAATCGCCAGTAAATTCGGTTAAAGTAAGTGAGCCTACTGTGCCATTGCTCCCGATTTTTGCATTGAACCGCAAATATGCAGCGTTCTCAGATGTTGTTACGTCAACAAAAAAACTGCTGCCGTCTGAACTTACATTTTTTGTGTCAAGCCGTGTATAAGTATTGTCAGAAAAAATACACACTGTAACAAAATCTGTTATATTTTGCGTATTCGATATTAAAAAGCGATAATGTGTATTTCCAGTTGCTGAAATTATTTTCATTATTGCACGCTCGGGAGAGCCTTGAACATTGGGATTATACGGATTAGATTTCAAACAGAACCATGAGTTTTTCAAGCCAATTACTGAGGAAGTATCGGTTATTGATTGTAACTCGCCGTCAATATACACATTGTTAGAATAAATAATTTTGTTGCCTGCATAGATTTTCCCCGTACTATGTTGCAAATGCAACACGAAAATAACCCAATCAGTAGAGCGTAATCTGTCATCGTTTGACGGTGAAACATTCAACTTACGCATTGCAAAACATTGATTAACTGTATCCGCTACAAATGCCCATGTGCCGGTTGCACTTGATGAATATTGTTGAATTTTATCATAATAAATGTAAGTGGTTTCTGCCGGACTTGCATTTTCTTCAATTCCGAAACTACTCAAAGCCGCATATGAATTTTTGCAAAACAGGATAGCATCTTTCGGCACTGTGCCTGTGCGTGAAATTCTTATAAACGGTTTCACCGGATTATTAGGGTCAGTTGTCAAGTCTAACTCTGTGCTAATATCAAAACGGATATTAGTCACATATTCAACAATGTTTGATATTGCCGTATCCCACGTTGTTAAAGTATTGTTGATATTCGTGATATTTGTATTTTGAATAGTATTAACACTTTCGATATCACTTAATCTTGTATTTTGCGTGGTATTTAATGTGTTTATTGCGGATATATCACTCTCAACATTGCTTAAACGAGTGTTTTGTGTAGTGTCTAAAGCATTAATGTCTGCCAATTCCGCAGCCCAGTTAAGAGCTAAGTCTGTATTCGCTAAAATTGATTGATGGTCTGTGTTTGCAACTGACGGCTCTACAAGTAAATCAAACGTTGCAGTGTGAATTACACTGGGAGGGTCTCCCGCTGTGCCTAAAATGTAGCTAACTTTAATTTCGCAATGTTCCGTTCCTGCTACTGTCGTTAAATCTTCATCGATAACGACACGCACTTGATTATTTACTATCCCGCATTCCGCATTGTATGCAGTAACCGTCCCGCCAACACTGGCATTTAATGTTGCTGTGTCTGTTGACGAATCAATATTAACTCGTTGTCCATTGTAGAAAAGTGATATGCGTATCACTTGACCTTCGCTGTCATGCTGTTTAATCTTAATCGTTTTTAGTGTCCGATTATCTGCAAAATCTAACGACAAATCAGTGTATAAGACTTCCAACTTTACACACCCCCTATATTTTTATTGCTGAATAAATCGGCAATAGTTTTTTTAACAACGCCTAATTCAAGCTTGGTGTATTTTTCAAGCAAACAGTCGTAATATGTTTTCACTATTTTAGCAGTAGAATAATAATTCAACGGTTCAAAATACACTTGTACGGTATCGCAAAGCTTGCAATGCTGCAAGTTTTTGAGCGATTCCGCTGTATCGATAGTAATATTAACGGATACATCGGTTAATGCCGCACTGTTTTCAACAACATATTTTTTTGCAACCGTTCCCAGCTTGTCAGTTAAATTGTTCCAGTTGTCAGGTACTTCCCCACTTTCCCCATGCCTATATACAATTAATTTATCATCTGTAAAATCGTCTGAAAAATCATAGGATAATCCTTTCGGATATGACAAATACGAACTGTGTGGTGCTGAATTAGGGTATGCTTCGTTTAAAATGGCAGCTATTTCTAATTTGTATTCCGATAAAAAGATAACTCTTTCTCCTAACGATTCATAAGTAACGCCGTCTTCAGCCTGAACAATCGCATAAGGAATAATATGTGTATAGACCGTGCTTATATCTCCGTCTTGTCTGTAGCTGCTTATGTTTGAACCATATCGAACAACTGCTCCGCTGTCGGTCCCTCGATGGTTTAACAAATCGATTTTAAAATTGTCGTAGTGGAACTCGCCGCCGAAAACGTCCAACATCGAACCTTTTACACCCATGAGGAATTCACCCAACCTGACAGGACGTGCATTTGCCACCGTAACTGTACCTATTGTGTTAATGTCTGAATAAAACTCCAAATAGTTTTGAGGTTCCAAATATTCTTGTACAGCGTTCCACGCTTGCGTTGGTGTTTTATCGGTTAAGCTTGCCGCAGGTCTTTCGCTAATAATGCTGCCGTTGGCTATATACTTAAAATGCTGCCCCTTTGCCGTTATCAGAGTATCTGTAACAGAAGTTTGATAGATTTCAAAAATTTGCGGGTTATCATATGGATTAGATTTGGCTTTCAAAAACCGCCCCGGCAAAATATCCTTTGCAAGTCTGTCCGTTGGTGACAGCCCCAGTTCAAGTTCATATATTCCGTTTCGTTCTTCGACAACAACGCACTTCGTGCAATTTCGGACAAAGCCTAAGCCGTTCTTGTCAAAGTCGCTTTTGGTAGTGTTTTTTTCATACAAAATCGGTAACATTACAATCTCCTCCAGTTTGGAGTTATTTTCAAAACATAATCGTTACTGGTATTAATCGGTATGGTAATAATCGTATTTTCTCCCGATTTTAGCAAGGGCAATTTCATAGCGGATACAATGTTATTACATGGTTGTAAAGTCTGAGAATAATAAATATTCCTTTCGGGTACGTCAATCGTTACGGCATTGGAAAAGCTTTCGGTAAATGTCACGGTAATGTCATTTATTGTTATGCTGAGTTTTACCGCTCCTGTCGGTATGATTTCAATAATAGGCTCGCTATCCCACATTTCTTGATTTAACAGCGTAGCATTAATTGCATAGCTATTTGAAGATGTTGCAGAATAACTAATTGATTCTGTTCCGTTCTCGCTATACAAGAACGGCTCGCAATTAAACGTAACTGTAGTCCAAACCATACCGCTGGCTTCAACTGTGGGGTTTGAAATTTCCGTGCAAACAGCTTTTCGAAAATAACCAATATTGTTTGTATCTCGCAAAATTTTGTAGTCATAAGACGTTAACAACCATTCGCTAAGCCGATAAACAAAAAGCTGTGCATTATAGTCGCACAATGAGGGAATTGAAGAAATTTTATAACTTACAGTGAGATTTTTAAATCGTTGCTTGTCGGTTATAAAATCCCCACTTTTCCCCGGCAGGCTTGTAAAATCAAGCTCTCTAAAAGATAAAGTATAGGAAGGCTTTTCCGTAATAACCGCACCGATATCAGAGAGTTTTACACCGTTAAATTCAAAGTCACGGCTCATTATATCACCGCCAATTTATTACGTCTGATAAGCTCGTAAAGCGTAGTTGTAATAGTTTCTGAAAGGTCATTGACAGAGGTATTTGCAGTATTGTTAAAGTTGTCAATTTGCAGAGTAAAATTGATTACTCCGCCGCTCTGTACAGGCTGAGAAGCTTTCAAAGGAACGGGAGCATTATTATTAAATGTCTGCATACGGCTGTCACCACTTATTAGGTTAACGCTCGGGTCAATATCAAAGGCTGTCGGAATGCTTTTTTGCATATCTTTCGATACATCGTCCATTGCATCGCCAAATCCCTCTCCAACACCAAAAGCAAGGTTTTTGCCTATATCATCTCGAAAAAGAGTAGACGGGGAATGAATTCCGAAAAAGTTTTTTATGCTGTCCGTAACTGTACTGCACCAACCAAATATATTATCAATCAGCCAATCTTTTGCGTTTTGTATACCCTCCCAAATACCCTCAACAAGATTTTTACCGATATCAACCATTTTATAGATGTGGTCTTTAATCTTGTCGGTCAATCCTGTTACAATCTCAGGCATACGGTTTGCAAGCCTTTTAATCACATCGGGGAGCTTTTCCACAAGGGACATAAACAGCTGCACTCCTACAGTCACGATACGAGGAAACAATTCAATAGCAGCTTTAGCAATACCCTCAATAATTTGCGGAATACATTCCTGTATTTCCATAATTATTGTTGGGAGATTTTCAATTAATGCAAGAAATAAATCTACTCCGCAATCTATCAAGAGAGGCAGTGCGTCAAGTAATGCTCCGATTATTGAATCAATTATCTCGGGGAGTTTTTCGACAATGCCGTTTATAATTTGGGGTAAATCCTCAATAATTGCTGTGAAAAGAACTATCCCTGTTTCTATGATTTTGGGTAAAAACACAGTAATAGCAATAACAATAGCATTAATTATTTCAGGGAGCATTCCTACAATGCTTTCAATAATTTGTGGCAACGATTCTGTTATTGCAGATACAATTTCAAATACACCATCTAACAGCTTTGGGATTTGATTTAAGACAGCAATTAAAACTCCTGTAATAATATCAGGAATAGCAGTGGCAAGTGTATCAATAATTTTAGGTAAATTATCAACAATACTGTTTGAAATTTCTAACACTGTATCAATAATTTGCGGTAGAAATTCCATTATAAGTTCTACAGCCAAGTTTATAACTTCACTCAGAATATCGGGTAATATTGACAAAACTGAATTGACTGTATTTGTTATCAAATCAAAGATTGACTGAGTTATAACAGGCAATTCCGCAATCAAACCATCTGATAAGACAAATATAATTCGTGGTAAATTCTCAGCAACAATCGATATACCTTTACTTATAAAATCTATGATAGATTTAGCAAAGCTCGAAGCAGACGAGATTGTATTTCCGAGAATATAGGGTAAAATGCTTAGTATGTTATCGCCGATATCTAAAACTGCATTTAGAATTGTGCTTGTGTTGCTCGTCAATCCGCTTGCTATTAAAGTTATAAGTTTCCCTGCCGACTGTGCAATATTTCCCGAATTTTCCGACAAAGCATTAAATATAGAATCAATCAATGTTGTAACTGTTTCTATCAAAGTCGGAGCATATTCAACAGCTTTGTTTGCAATATCGGAAATTATAGTTCCTGCAACGTCTGCCGCTCCCTCAAGTCCATTTTTTTCAAATGCTTCTGTTAGCTTTCCAAGACTATCAGTAGCAAACTGCACACTTGCCCTTAAATCATCGTTAAAAGTTTCGTAAAATGTAATTCCTAATCCCTCTGCCGCTGACTGCATTATTGTAATATCGCCTTGAAGGTTGTCTATCATGGTCTTAGCTTGATTTTCGGCACTCCCTGCCGCATCTGCTAAACCGTTTTTGAAAGTTTCGACTTTTTCGGGGCTTGAAGCCATCATTTTATTAAAGCCATTCAAGCCATTTGTTGTAAAAATAGTCGCTTTATAAGCGTTTGCCTGCTCCTCGGTCATGCTGGAAAGCTTTTTATTAAGCTCGTCCGTGATAACTGTAAAATCTCTTGCTTTGCCGTTTGAATCGTAAGCGGCAATGCCTAATTCGTCAAGTGCCTTTTTTGCGGCATCAGTTGGAGTATAGAGGTCTGTCATTGCCCTGCTCAACATAGTAGCAGCTTGCTCGCCTGTGACGTTTTGCTCTGCCAACCGCAGGAGCGACAAAGTAACACCTTCGGCATCTTGACCATAGCTTTTAGCAGTTGCGGAAGCTCCCGACAACGCTGCACCCAATCCGTTTACATCTGTATTGGCAAGCGTTGCACCTTTAGCCATTAAATCAGCGTACTTTTGGGCGTTTTCCATCTCATCGCCAAAGCCTTTTACAGCACCTGTTGTATAACTTGCCGCTTGTTCCAAACTTAAAGAGCCTGCTGCCGCAAGATTAAGCACTGAGCCTATCGCTTCGGTTTGTTGTTCAGCGTTCAAACCTGCCATTGCAAGAATATTTAAACCGTCAGCCGCTTGTGATGCTGAAAATTGAGTTGTCGAACCAAGTTCTTTTGCTTTGTCCGTAAGTGTTGTTATTTCATCGGTAGATTTGCCCATAGTAGCAGCAAGCTGAGATACCGAACTTTCAAAATCAGAACCTACTTTTGTTGCGGCTTTCATTCCGTTCAATGCCATTTCTCCTGCGGCTTTAGCGACATCGAGAATAGCTTGCCCTGCTTTTGCAGCTATATCGGTTAATCCTTCAAGAGCTTTGCTATAATCTTTGGTTTCTTTTTCGGTTTCTTTGGTAGTGTTTTTTAGATTTTTCTGTTCAGTCTGCAAACCTGACAATCTGTTTTCGGTATTTACCAATTCTCTTTGAAATGCTCTGTAAGCCTCTGCACCTATATCGCCGTTTTTATACCGCTCTTCAACTTTCGCCTGAACGTTTTTTAATTCGTTAAGCTTTGCGGAGGTGTTTCGTATTTGCTCCGACAATATCTGTTGTTTCTGTGCAAGAAGAGTAGTATTAGTCGGGTCGAGCTTTAGTCCTCGTTCTACTTCTCTTAACTCGGAATTTAACTGACTTGATTTTTTATTGACATCAGTCAACGCTTTTTGTAAGCCTGTTGTATCTCCGCCAACTGCAACGGTTATTCCTTTTATTGTATCTTTTGCCACATTTTCACCTCTTTTCGGGTATAGAAATACCGCCTTGATTGCTCAGGGCGGTATCTTTATTGCCATTCGCTTAGCTGCTGCTTGAATCTGTCGTATTTGGCTTTTGGAACTAAGCCTTTTTTATACTTTTCGTCTATTTCAGGCTCTATCTCTTTAAGCTGTTTATATCGCTGTTCATCGGTGTATCGACTTTCATTTTTCTTCATAGATTTATTTTTGATTTGAATAAAATCAATGATAGTACCGATGTTCCATTCGTCTATTTCCTCGGCGGTAAGTCCTGCATTTTTACAGCAAAGGACGAACTCTACAGCTGCCATAGGTTCGTCCTTTTCCTTACCGCCTCTTATACGTTTTTTTGAAGCGTTTTCAATGCTTTTGCCGTAAGCTCGGAAAGCTCGTTCCATATAGCAAGAATATCTATTTCCTCAAAGCTGTCATACCATGTCTGAGGGTCGGGAATACGTTCGTTTGCGGTCTTGGCAAATGCCCATATCATATTTTCAATAACACCGAAGTTTACCTTCTTAGGGTCATTCTGTGCTTCACTAAGTGCCGTCAGATCTGCAAAAAACTCGGAATTGAACTGATTGCGATATCTCATCAGAGTACCGCCTGTATGCCTAAATTTAATCTGTCTTCCGTCAATAGTCAAAGTCTTTTCCATAATTTCAGCTCTCCTTTAAGGTGTTGTTGTATTAGTAGGCTCGGGAACAGTTGTAAGCTCCGCTGTGCCGCTTTTTACAAATCGTACATAACCGTCTTTTGGTCTTGGTGTTGCAGAAATCTTGTAAACGGGAAATTGGTCGTCCCAGTTGCCTTTTTCCGCTGTCTTGCCTGCAATATCGGGACGGGAAGTACATACGCAATTATAGAAGATTTCCGTTTTGCCTGTTGCACTTGTATCGTTATCGGAAAGAATCAATGCAAATCTCGGCTTTTCGGTGTCCTTGGCTTTTTCAAGCATACCATTTGAATAACTGTCAAAGTCGTACCAGTCTTCTTCGATATCGTCAATAATGTCAATCAACGTCAGCTCAATATCATAGCCGCCGTTAATCTCTGCCTGATATACAGGCTGTGAATTTGCGTAAATCTCTTTAACTGTTCCTACGGGCGTTGCTTTATACTCTCTGCCTCCGGCTTCAACAGTCGCAAAATATTTCACTTCTCCGTATGTAGTCGCTGTTTCGGTTTGTGCGGTAATAGGTGCATAGCCTACTCTTACAAGTCCTGTTTTCATGCGTCACATCTCCTCATAAATCAAATGAATAATATGTAATATAAAGCTGTTCTTCCGAAATATAAGAACGGCTTTTCTCATAAGTTGTAAAATCATCAAGAAAAGTTTCTGTTATCTCTTCAAATTCATCTGTCTGACTGCCCTTTGTGTAAAGTTCTAAAACGATTGCAGTTTTGCATATGATTGTTTTTGAATCCGCTGTAATAAGTTCAAATTCATCATCGGTATAGATTAGATACGGGGCTGTCTGAGGTTCTAAAAATACCGTATGAGCTACCGGAAAAGGCAATGTTTTTAGAGCCTTGACAAATTTTACTTTATCAAATTTTGTCATTTTCTCAGCCCCCCTGCACAGTTTTTTCAACTTCGTTTAAAAATTCGCTCACAATTTTTTCTTCCGCCGGTGCGATATGTGGAATAGCTTTAACTCTTTTTGTGCCGCCGTTTATAGCGTGTCCGAACTCCAACAAATGCGTAAGCTGATAGTCTGTCGCATTATGCACAACGTATTGACTTAATGTGTGAGATTTATAAACCTGTTTAACTCTCCAGCCTTTTTTATAACTGCCTGTCTTTTCAGGGCTGTTTTGCTGAATTTCTTTTTTTGCTTTGTTTGCAAAGTTTTTTGAAACATCGTTAATTTTTTGAACAACTTCATTTGAGTATGTTTCAAGTTCTTTCATAATAGCCGCACTAATATCAATCATTTGCAGAACCCTCAACTTTCTTTTCAACAGTCAATTCAAGCTGCAAACCGTTTCTGTAAGTCCTTATGATATGGTAAAGAACACCGCCATATAAAACGGTGTCCTCTTCGTCATAGTCATAATAATCAGATAAAATCATTTTAAAGACAGGCTTAAATCCGCTCTGTGCAGCCGTGTAATACTCGGATTGAGCTACAGATTTGACTTCGGCAAACACTTCTTTAAATGAATAGTCTTTCGTCTGATTGCCGCGGTCGTCCTCGATAATAACAGGTTTTCCCAGCTCGATAACATCATTATACACTGCTGTCACTCTCCCTGTAATTACTGCTTAAACTAAGAGTATCTCGTAAGCTTTCGTATCCTTTTTTGTACTGTTCGCCTTTGTTTAAAAAGTCAAATTGAGCCATACAGTATATTTTCACAGCGGAAAATAAAAGCGGCATATCTGCCACATCTTCTACATCATCGGGAATAGCAATGCCTAATCTTTTCATATCGTCAAGACAAGCCGATATATGCTGACTGATATCATCATCAAGCTTGTTATGAGATATTCTTAATGTTGTTTTTACGCTATCAATCAGCATATTGTCAAACCTCCGATTACTCAGGCTGTCACAGTAAGAGTAACAAGGCTGTTTTTGTCAACGACTTTTCCGTCCACAATCATTACAGCCTTACGAATAATGTCATCTGTATCATTGTCTTCATACACTTTTGCAGTGATTTCATAATTCGTATTAAGAATATAATCGGCAAAATTGAAAATGAATGCAACCGTTGTATCGGCTGTAACCGTAGGGGTGTAATTGGCAATATAATTGTCAAGAATTACAACAGAGCGTCCGAGAAGCGTTCTTTCGGGTTTCCCTGCAATGCCGTAATTAATGCGAGCGATAGGCTGACCGTTATCGTCTGTCAAACCGAAAAATGCCATAAATGTTTTCTTTGTCATAGCATAAACAGCACCGTTTTCATAAGCAGACGGCAAAGCAGATTCCATTGCAATAAGTATGTCATAAGAAAGAGCCGTGCCGCTTGCAATCTGCAAAGCCTGACCGGTAACAGGTGTTTCAGCCAAAATGCCTTTAGGTCTGCCCGAACCCGAACCGCTTATAATAGCCTGCTCCAAAGCCTTAACCATTGCATCGGCTACGTCATTGACAAACTTTGTTTCAAAGGCAGACAGCGACATAACGGACACTTCAAGCGTCATTGAAACTGCAATTTTAAGTTTGTGATATGTAAATGTAATTGTACCGTTTACACCGCTTTTTTGAACGGTTACGCCTGCGCCTTCGTTTACCCATGTGGCAGTAGGCTTTACTGTGCTTGTCGGAATTGTCAAACCGCCCTTGTAGTTTGTTCTCGTTACAAGGTTGAGAACCGTGCCGTTATTTTCCATTTTTTCAACAATGCGGTTAAGAACCGTAGTAGAAATAACGGGGCTTACATCGCCGGTCGAAGTCGTAACATTTTGAAACGCACCGCTGAATTTTTCGGGAATCGGTGAACGCTTTATTACATAATTCATAAATGCTTTTCTGTACTCGATACTGCCGAAAACGTCCGAAACATCTACAGAGTTATTTGCGTAGAACTCAACCGCCTTGGTGTTTACGGAGCCGCCCAAAGCGTTTAAATTTGCCTGTGCCGTTGCCTGTGCTTCAAAGTCGGTATCAAGCTGTTTAATTTCGTTTTCTTTAGCCGCATAGCCTTTCATATCGTTGCTGTCAATGCAAGCCTGAGCTTCATTAACAAGAGCCTTTCGCTTGTTGAGATAAATTTCTTTTGTCATGATTTAACATCACCTTTCAATTTTTCTAATCTTATTTGTAATTGAGCTTTTGCTTTTGTGTTTTCGTATTGATTACGTTGTTCATCTGTCACAAATGAACAATAACCGCCTACAAGGACATCTTTTCCAACAACCTTATCACATAAACCGATATCAACGGCTTCCTGAGCTGTGAACCATGTTTCTTTATCCATGAGCGGCAAAAAGTCGCTTTCTGCTTTGCCGGACTTGTCGATATAAGCCTGACACATTGCCTTGTCAGCCTTTCGGAGTGTTTCCGATTCATGCTTAAAGTCTTTGAAATTGCCCTGTGCAATGCTTGAAACATTATGTATCATCACCATTGATGTGGCACTGATATCATTTTCAGCCGCACACATAATCACACTGGCGGCACTCGCCGCTAATCCTACAACATGAATTTTTGTTTTGTCTTTGTACTTTTGAATAGTCGAATAAATTTCCGTTGCAGAAAAAATATCGCCGCCGCCTGAATTGATATAAATATCAATAGTTTCATCATCTCCGACATTTTCAAAAGCTGTTGAAACATCTTTCGGACAAGTGTTTTCATAACCAAAATACTCATAAAGATTCTTGTCCTCATTCGGGATAATGGTTCCCTTGATTTGAATTTCCATTGCTTGATTCACCCCCCTCTGATGTCGGTCTTGTATCTAATCTGCGTATAGGTTCATCGCCGCCCTCGACAGGTGCCAGATTAAATATCTTTCGCCATTCGTTAGGCGTTAATGCTCCACGGTCAACCATTTGCAAAAAATTCAATTTTGTGCTTATAGTAGCACACGCAAGGTTAGACGCTTCAAAAATGATTTTATTTCCATAACTCCTCTTTTTTGCTGTGAAAAGCTTTCGAGTAAATTCATTTGCAAAATCAATGGCAATCGGTTCTATTGAGCTTTCATAAAAGCTGTTCCATTCGTCCTCAGTGTAATTACCTTGTACAATTTTCTCAGAAACTCCAAACAAGCTGTAAATCCTGTCTTTCTCAATTTGTAATATTTCAAAATTTGGTATGTAATCATTGGACTTTACTTGTTGAGCGTCTACACGAGGGTCAATAGCAGCAACGCCGCCTGTTTCGCTTGACGAACTCAGAAAAGCTTCGGAGAAATCTTTTGCAGTTCTTTTTAAATCGTCCTCACGTATTGAGCCTGTAACTTTCAAAAGCCATCTTATCAGATTACTATTTTTTATGGCTTTGACAATACCGTCATCAATCGTATTATTAATTTTCAACAGCGGTGCTAATGTAGGCATTAAGCTATTCCCGAAAATATCATTGTCATAATAATTCATTCTCAGATGAATAATATCATCATATGGGAAAGCGTATGTTTTCCCGTTATCAAGTGTGAATTTTAAAAACAGCTCATTGTTTTTGTAATCAGCTTCAACACCGACTGCCGGAAGAGGAAATAACTCGACAGGCATTCCATTATTGTCACGCGTAATATTTGCAAAGGCATTTCCGTTAAGAATAAGCTGAGCCGCCATTTTTTCTTGGAATTTTTGAGCCGACATAAGCGGATTTGGATTTTCCAAAAGTATTTTTATGTATGGCTCCGGATTGACTTTCAAATCCTTTTGACCGCTGAAAATATGCTTGCCGTTTAGTTTGCCGATAGCTTTAACGTATGGAGCAAGACAGGCTCGTACAATGTCGCTTTCGTAAATTTTGCCGTTCCAGATAAATGTCCCGTTTCCACGTTCTGTTACAAGCTGATATTTTGCAAGCGTTTCGGACTTTTGATTTTTGAATAAGCGTTTGAATATATTCGTGTTCATCACCTCCAGTTTGTTAAATTAACGTCTGATACTGTTCTTTTTTATCGCACCAAACAACATAAGCGTCTAACAAAGCCGCTGTGCCGTCAATTCTTTGTGTACGCTTATCAGATTTGCAAGGCTGAATATTGCCGTTGGTATCCGTTTTAACGTCCGTGTTCAGCAAACACCATAAGTCAATAGGATTATCGTCATAAACAATTTTTTTGTCTTGTAAATCGGCTTTAAGGTCTTTCATCGGTCCCGAAAGAGTGATAACACCCTGCCGCACGGAAATCATCGTAGACTTTCCAAATTCATTTTCAAATGCTCTTAATAAATCATCGGAAATGTGCCACGGGTCATATCCTATGTACATTGGATAAATATCGTCGTTATCACGAAGTTCGCAAAACCAGTCAAGAAATACTCTTTTATCAACCTTTTTACCCTGATAAGCTCGCATTAAACCTTGTTCAATCCACAGTTTATAAGGCACATGGTCACGTCCGTCACGGCTGCCCTTTTCGTCTTGTTCGTCAATTACGCTTTGCGGAATCCAATACATAGATTTAATATAAATTCTATCGTCATCAGGCTTTTGAAAAATAGCTTTAGCCGCATTCAAGTCAACGCTGTCGGCTGCGTCCATACCGCCGATAAAATAACGGTATCTGTATTGCGGTATCTTTTCGGGATTATATGCTTCTTCATAAGTAAGCCATCTGTTGACAGGATTTTGCTTCAAGTTGAAATCTTTAACAAGAACCGTTGGTTTAAAAGTCGGGTCATGCTTTGCTTTATTAACCATTTGACGAAGATAGTCATATGATTTAATTGTGCCAAGTCCCGGATTAGCTTTAATCCAGCATTCTTCTTTACTCCATTCATCGGGAGAATCAAGTTCGTAAATAAACGGCAGATAATGCTCGTCTTTAACATCGCCGTTTATAACTTTTGCGGCATATTCGTATTGAGCGTCAAAAATGCCGTTCCTAACAAATCCGTTTGTGGTTATGGTAAAAAGAATAGGCTGTGAGCGTGAACCCATAGCCTGTTTAATCAAATCGTATAAATCTCTGTTTTTTATAGCTGCTAATTCATCAATAACACCGCAGTGAACGTCCAAACCGTCAAGACTGCCCGTTTCACTTGCAAGAGCCTTAATGAATCCAAAGTTGTAAGCAAAGTATAAATCACTTGCTCTCTTGCGAATATGCTTGCGTAAAAAAGGTGATTTTTGAACCATTTTATAGCAAGCGTTAAAACCTAAAGTTGCTTGTTCTCTTTGCGTTGCAAGGTTGTAAATTTGCGGCGAACCCTCTCCGTCATTACAAAGCATATCAAGTTCCACGGCTCCTGTTTCGGAAGTCTTGCCATTTTTTCTGCCCTCGATGATAAGACATTCGTTGTATTGACGTTTGTTATTATCGTCCACAAATCCGAATAATGCTTGCAATCGTGCCTTTTGGAAAAGCTCCATTTGGAAAGGCTTTCCCATTTTCTCACCGGTGGGATAACAACAAAACTTTTCGATGAATCCGATATGCTTGTTCGCTATATCAATGTCAAAATGATATTTTGTAGGCAATGCCAACGCATTAAGCATGTTTTCAGATTGCCGTATCATCTTCTTGCAAGCTATGATTTTGCCGTCATAAATTGCCGTGAAGTAAGTTTCAAAATCTGTCAACCGCCGCCACCTCCGATATAGTCAAGCAGCGAATCGGTTTCTTTTTTCTCTTCGGCAGGCAACAGGTCAGTAAGCTGTTTTATAATTTTCTGATAGCTTGTATTGAGTGAGCTGTACAAATCAGCGACAGGACGTTTACGGTCATAAGGTTCTTGTTCTCCTTGAGAAAATTTTTCCGTAAGTCCATTTTCAACAATGTCATTTTCACACTCTTCAAGCATAACTCGCATATATGCGGCTCTGCGGATAAGTCCCTGAGCCGCTTTCATTTTCTTTTCGTTTTTCCAATCTCCGTAGATTTTGGTTAATCTGCGTTCCTCTGCTTTAATGCGTTCATCTTTTGTTTTCTCTTTCATGCTGCCGCCTCCTTTCGGCTGTTTTATGGGGTAGGGGGGCTCAAAATTTGACTTGCGTTGAAATTGCTGCCCACTCATCGGTCTCCCTCAGACTTAAAAAAATTCAAATCAAGGGGGGAGTATTCGCCCGTCCGGAGAAAATTTCACACGCATTTTTTCTCCAAAATGCTCTTTATTATGGCATTCGTGACACACAAATTCAAGATTGTCAAAATTAAGCGTAACATCAGGATTATTTATATTTTGAGGAGTGATATGTACTTTGTGATGAACAATATACCCGTAATTAGAATGGCAATGCTGGCATAAACCTCCGTCAATTCCCTTTCGGCTTTCGATAAAAGACTGCCTGCATTTCTGCCACTTCTTAGATTTATAAAACTGTTTTGCATAATCTTTCATAATAATTTTTTATAAAAATATTTAAGAAAGTATTGACAAGCACGTTACAAAGCCGGAATAATATCCGCATACCGCTCTCACGCTCGGAGGGCGGTATTTTTTTTATTGCTGTTCGCTTTGCGGTGTTTCTGTTACGGTTATTTCTATCGTGTTACCGTTGCTAAGAGTTGCGACACCGCTTGTTACACGGCCCTCAGTCGTATAAAGTGTCATAGCTGTAACGTATGCACCGCTTATGTTAAAATTTGTTGCAATTTTTGCCATAAAATATAACCTCGCTTTTAAAAATATGCAGCACAAAACCGCCCTGTATTCAGGACGGCTTTGTGAGAAAGTATTGCAAAAACTATCTTGGGCAACGGGTGGGAATTGAACCCACTTCTTACCGGCTTTCACCGGCGGCATCACCGGCTTGCTCCACGCTGCCACTACTTAGCTACTGGTTGCGGAGGCGGGACTTGAACCTGCATATTTTCAGCTTATGAGGCTGACGAGTGACCATTACTCTACTCCGCCGTATTGACAGACTGATTAAATTTGTGCCGTAATCAGCCTGCCTAAAAAAAGAAGGTAAATGAAATAATCAAAAATACAGTGTGTGGCGGAGTTGAAACGCAAGCCACTGTAAACTATTGTTTCTTTGCTCCGCCCTACTTATTACATTTTACATTATACCATAGAGAAAACGCACAAAACGCACAACTTTTATGGATTTTTTTCAATATATCTGTGGCAAGTCATTCTAAGGCTGTTTCCCTTATTATTTCCGCCTTTAATCATTGCTATTGCTGTCCAAGTTTTCCCCTTTATGTAGTGCATTTTAAGCATTTCGCCGATATAACCGTCACAGTTATCTATGTACAGTTCGATAGATTTCTTCTCGGCTTCAAGCTTAGTTATCTCTTCACAAATTCTGTCCCGTTCTTGTACAATATCTGCAACTGGGTTTGACGTTGTGCTGTTCTGAATTCCTAAACCGTCTATATTTTTCGATTTGAATATTACTTCTTTCAGCTTGAATTCATGCAGCCTAATTTCATCACAAATATTTTTGTAATTTCGGAGTTCTTCTTTCGTCATAACAGCCTCCGTTCTTCAAATTCGTCCCTGCCTTTGCAAAACCTTGTATTGACCATAAGAAAGCCTTGTCCCGTGTTGCTTGTTGTATTGTTCAACGTCCAATACTACTTCCTCAAGCGTTTTCTTTGGTGTAGGTTTTGGCTTTTGGTCAAGCTTTGTTTTTTTGTGTATTCGACTACCGACTTGTTCTTTTCGTCGTAATGTTTCGCCAATAGGCACACCGATAAAACCACAATATGCTCTTAATGCGGTCTTCTTGCGTTCAATGCTTGATGATTTAATCCCACTATCACACAAACTCAATACATACGCCGCTAAACCCTCTTCTGTAATTTCCGAAGACTTTTCGCTATACTGTTTTAAGCTAATACAGTATTTTTGAATCGAATGTTTTGAAAGTCCTCGTTGTATTAAATATTTTCTAAATCCGTCTATATCAATCATTTTATTAATCCTTTCATAAATGCCCCAAATTTCGCCTGCAAGCCGTTTTAAGTCCAAAATGTAAAATTACTCTCTTAACTTGTTTTCGCTTGAATTTGGGGCATTCTCATTAAAATATAAGCCTGTTACGCTGTTCTTACTCGCTCAAATCGTAAACTCCGTCTGTAAAGTCAAAATTTACTTGTTCTTTTGCTTTCGAGTATAATTTATCGAGCTCTTGCTCTTTAACCGCTTGTGTGGCATTCTCGTTGATTTGAGAGGGGTTATAATCCCCGCACGCTTGTAACACCGCCATAATCAATAACCCGAAGAGCGTACCGAGAACCGCTCCCATAATCAAGCCGATTGTAAACGCTTTAATCATTTTCGACACTCCAATCTAAGGCTTGACCGCAAAAATCGCAGTAATCTTGCACGGCGTAAAGTTCATCATTTCCGCAGCATGGGCATGACGCTATCAGTCCCGTAAATCCGTGTTCCGTATTGTCGATACATGCTATTTTTTTCGGTATCTGCGTATCTATCGCTCCAATTGCCACATTCAACGCTGCGAATTTTTGCTCCAACCGTTTTTTCTGTGTTTCACTTGACACGCTGTATTCCAAAGTTATAGCCAGCAACTCACCGTCAAGGAATTTTCTTGCTTCTTCAATCTCCATTTTCTTCAACCTCCATTTTCACATTAGGAACTCCGAACCCCTCAATAAACGGATTGAATCCCAACTCTAAATATTTAACCATAGCTTCATTTTTTACATCATCTGGAATATCTGTACAATATTGAGCCATTTTGTAAATTCCGGCTTTCATGACTTTCCAGTTTTTGGGTATTGGTATACCGTACTTTTTGCAATATGCCCTTACTTTCGTCCACTTATCATTAATTACTGCTTCAATAACCGCTTCGTGTCTGTCTTTTAAAAATTCGTTCATTTTCGTAAATCCTCCGTCTTTCCTCTTATCGGCTGTTCGTATTCAATCAAACCTATTGTAAACGCTTTAATCATTTTCGACACTCCAATCTAACGCTTGACCGCAATTGCCGCAAAATTTAAAGCACTCTGCTTTCGTCAGAGTTGCGGCGTAAATATGCCTACTGCCGCAGCTGGGACAAACCCCACGGTTAGGTTTCTTCGGTATCTGCTTTTCAAAAAGTTCCAGAGCCTTTTTAAGTGCGTCTATATCCTTGCGGTAAATTCCTTTAACGCTGTCACCGACTATAAAACTTTCCCTGTCAAGGATAAGTGCCCTGTCGAGGATAAGTTCCCGCAGTTGTTTTTTTGTTTCTTCAATCGTCATTTTCTTGCTCCTTTTCAGTGTCAGGAATCCCGAACTCTTCTATAAATGGATTAAATCCCAGTTCTAAACATTTAACCATAGCTTCATTTTTTACATCATCTGGAATATCTGTACAATATTGAGCCATTTTGTAAATTCCGGCTTTCATGACTTTCCAGTTTTTGGGTATTGGTATACCGTACTTTTTGCAATATGCCCTTACTTTCGTCCACTTATCATTAATTACTGCTTCAATAACCGCTTCGTGTCTGTCTTTTAAAAATTCGTTCATTTCTCATTCTCCTTACTGTACCACTGTAAAGTCGTCATAAACTACCATGTCCCTAAAATAGTCAAAACTTCCTACCCACTCGCTAAAATTATCATCAACACATTCGCAAGAAGCTTCATGCTCGCTGTTAAAATACGAACAATATCCACGGTAATGTTTGCAGGAATAACAGTTCGGTTCTTCATTCTCCATAAGCTCCAACGCTTTTTCGTCAATGCTTGTACCCATTTTCTCAATCCCCTTTCAGCAATTCGGGGTTGTCGTGAATGTTGCCGATGATTTTAAGGTTTATCAAGTCATATAAATACTCAGGGTAATTATCTTCCTCGGTAACGCACCATGTTCCCTCGTGGAAGTACACTACTCCACAAAAATAATCGCAGGTTACTATATCCCCCTCAAAAATCTTTGTCAACCCGTCCCTGTCGGTTAAGCCTGTGTATTGTCCCACCGTTTCAGGTTTTACCATCCATGAATTGTGATATTCAGGCACATAAATAAACGTGTCGCAATTTGGAGTAAACACAAGTGTCGCTTTTCCGCTCTCTCGTTCTCTTTTGTTAATATCGGATTTGTAAAAGTATCCATACAGCCAACCGTTTTGTTCTTGTAAGTCTTTCCCTCTAAACAAAATCTCTCTTTCACTCATTTTCGTTGTCCTCCAATTTATCCAAATCTCCGCTTAAATACAACTGCATTGTTTCAATTACGATACAATTTACAATCGTGCCTAAATCCTCAAGCGGAATATGATGTGATTTTTTGTACTGTTCTTGACCGCCTGTTTTCTGTATCATCATCTGTCTAAGCATATCAAGGTGTTTTTTCAGAACAGGAATGTTTGATTTTCCGTTGCCAAATTTTAAAAAGTTCCACATCAAATCTAATTGTCCATTATCTAATTCTTCGATAGTGTGTTTAGCCATTCCTCAATTCCTCCAACGCTTTCTCGGCTTCTTCTCTTGTTAAAAATACCTTTTTCCCAATTTCAAACCAATAGTAATTTTTGGTTTCACAATTAATCAGCTCAATCCGATCACTGACCGTGAAACCCTTGACGGTTCGGATGTAGATCGTGCCGCTCTTCATAATTGGTTCGAAAACCTCGTCCCCAATCTTGCACGGCAGCTCTATTGCATTGACAGGCGGCATATCCTCAACCGCATCATGTATTGTAATAAGAACCGCACCAGCGAAATTATCATACCATGAGGCAACTTTGGTTTTATTCAGCAAATTCAGCACGTCCGACTTCCTTATCAATTCACTCATTTACTCCACCTCTCTTCCATTTTCGCACCGCACCCACAGCAGTATCTTAGACGGTTTAATGACAGCATACCACACTCTGAACACTTAAAACAGCCATTGCAGTCGGGATATTTTACCCATTGCCCCGTTTTCGGCTGAACACTCGGTAAATTCCCGATAATGCTTAAAATGCGTGTTGTTTCGTTCATCATGTGAAAATGGTGCTGTACGTCTTCTATGTTTTCGTCCAGCCATTCACGCTCGGCTCTAATTGCTTCAATTGCCGCCTGCCTACTAATTAAATCATCACTCATTTTCGGTTTCCCCTTTGCGTTTTTTTCGATATTCTCTTTGCCTTGCTTTTTTCAAATCCGCTTTTTCTGCTAAATATCCCTCTCTTATGTCCTTGTAATAGCAATGTGCTTCGATACCGAACAGTAACTGTTTCCCCTTGTCTGAATAAAAAAATCCGTCACCCCACACTGTTAAATTCCAAACAGGACAATTCTTGTAATATTTTAACAGCCTTTCTTCTTCTTGCGTATCGCCACGGAAACAATGCACCAATTCAAAATTGTGCATTCCCTTTGCTTCTGGGTAATTAAGCCATGCGTCTTCCATTACAACAGTAATTCTTATAGGGTCTGTGTATCTGTGGACTACACTTATCAATTCTTCAACCGTAATCATTATTTCTCCTCCGTTTTCGTTTCCATATCGTCATTCGCACATTCAGAACCGTTAAAAAATAAGCAATCCTCGCATTTGCCGGTATTATAATAGCATTCTTTACAGCTTATTCTTTCAAATCCCATATCCTCCGCAATGCCGTATCCGTACCGCTCATTGGCAATATCAATTTTAAAATTAGGACAATCAATCGAACAATGAGCATTTTCAAAGCACTGTTTATGATTTCTCATTTCTGCTTACATTCTCCTCAATAAAACTTTTTCGATATTCAGCTTCAAGGGCTTCTCTGCACACTGGACAAACATTAATCCATATTTTCTTAATTTTCATTGTTTTCCAGCCGTGTTCATGTATCCAATCATGAGCTAAAAGCCTGTCGGTTTCGTTCTTATACAAATCTACGGCTTTTCGACAACAATCACATTTCAACTTTAACATTTGATTCCGATTATCATAATAGACACTCATAATTCATTCTCCTTTGCTTTCATTTTTCTTCTTTTCCGCTTCAAAAATGTAACTCTCGAACTCGTGTCTTTCTTCGTCCGACAATGGACACCATTCGGGGATATGTTTCCATGCCTTGAATCGCTTATACAATTTCCTATACTCAGGCTTGCTGATATCCACTTTGTAACCGTAGTTATTCTTCATCTGCCGCCTCGCTGATTTCTACCGCTATGTAAGGGAAAATAGGCGAATAACTTTTGACTGCAACAACATCAACAACCTGTTTATCGTCATTGTATGCCACATCGTTTAAACCGTCTAAAACTGCCTTGACCACATTGTCTATATCAGGTTTAATTGTTGGCTGCTTAAATTTTGTTGTCTTTGCCGGTACGAAGAACGCATTTATAACAACTTTAACTGCCCTATCCCCAAAAGAATAACCATTTGCCGCTCTTTTATATGCCGCCGCTATTGCTCGCTCATAGTTGGTCGTTTCTTTTGGTGTGTATATGCAGCCAGTCGATTTATTAAACCTCGGTCTTGCTTTGCCTTGCGGTTTTCCGTGTACGATAAATTGTATTGTCATTAAATTATCATCTCCCTTAATCATTCAACAAACTTTCCGCTAACGCTCTTTTTTGTTTTGATATGCTGTATCGCCTATTCTCGCCCTTAACATATATCGGGATACTGCCGCACATTTCAATAATTCTGTCGTAAATTCGGCGGCGGTCAATGTCTTTCGCTGTTTTTATTTCCTGAGGTGATAAGTTGGTTGTAACAATCAGCGGTTTGTCCGTCCTATACCACTCATCGATGATGTTATACGCTGTTTGCGTAGCGTTCTCAATTCCTAAATCGTCAATTATGAGTAATTGGAATTGATGTAAATTAATCGGTTCTTCTTGTTTCATGTTGGACTGCACTCGATTTGCAACCAGTTTTGACAAATTAGTAATCAACACAGGAACTCCCTGATTAATTAACGCATTCCCAATACAACAAGCTAAGAAACTTTTTCCAGCTCCAAAATCACCGTAAAACAGGATACCGATATTGTTCTTTTTCATTTCTGCCCATTTTTCCACATATTTTTGACATTTTATTGACAATTCGGGATTGTAGCCCTTGTCCGTGTCAAAAGTATGTGTTAAATATTTCTTGTCGGTAACTCCTAACTCGATTAAGCGTTTAATCCGTTGCTCACGTTTTAAACGGTCTTTTGCTTCTTTTTCCTTTCGCTGGTCGCAAAGGCATTGACAAGTAATTAACCGCCCCTTGAATTTAAATTGTTTTTTCTTTCCGCATGCTCTGCAAACAAAAATTCCGTTGTTATCCTTAAAGCAGTTTTCAAACTCAGCTGTCAAAGCAGCTTGCTCAACTGCCTTAGATATAATCGAATCAATAATTCCCATGTTTAAAACTCCTCGTCATAATTGGGTTTGTAATCCACGTTAGGAGTGTCTGCATTATCAAATTGCCCACTTTGTATTTTTGAAATGTTTTTCGGCTGTAACAGCCAATCAAACGAAGCCTTGCACCCTCTGACATTCCACCGTCCGTTTCTGCCTGTCAAGAAGTCGGAACGCTCAACACGATTAAAGAAATTATAAAAATCAAATGTCGGTTGTTGTTGTAGTAACTCAGATACTCGCCTTATGTTCATAGCTGTTGGATTTTCAACAGAATCAAGCGATATGCATATTTGATTGAATATCTCGAAAATTTTGTCGTAGTTTTCGCTTACAACAACATTCTTACTTTCTTTTGTTCTTACTACTTCTTTACTTCTTACGCTGTTGTTAGTTGTTCGTTGATTGTTCGTTAGTTGTTCGTTAGCTTGCGTGTTATCTTCCTGATATTGATTGTAATTTTTTATAGATATAATCGAGAATTTTGTGTGTGGCTTGCTTGTTATCTCGCCTGTTAGTTTTAGGTGTGATAAAGCTGTCCTAACATTTTGGTCTGACAGCTTTAAATCCGTTGCTAATTGATGAATTGATGTTACAACATCTCCTCTTTTCAGTGGTATTCCATGCCATTCGGTATCCTTATAGTTTGCCGTCAAGAGAAGATGAAGGAACACCACTTTTGTATTTGTGTCATCATACCAGCCCCACTCGAGCATTTTACGATATAGTTTTATGTAGCCATTAAGTGGTGTTCCCATTCAATCACTTCCCCTGCTTAAAACGGTAAATCAAACGGTAAATCATCGTCAACCAACGGTATTTTCTCTGTTGCTTCGTTTGTTTGTGCCGTTTCGTTCTGTTTCTTGTTTTCACAAAACTCAACACTGCTAACATTGACCTCGGTCGTGTATACCTTGCTTCCGTCTTTCTCATAACTGCCTGTCTGAATCGAACCTATTAACGCTATCCGCTGACCCTTGGCAAAATACTTCCAAATAAAGTCCGCTGTCTGCCGCCATGCTAAGCAATTAATAAAATCCGTCTTTTTTTCCTTGCTGTAGGGTCTGTCAACCGCTACTGTAAAACGGCATACAGATAAACCGCTTTGTGTTGTTTTTAAATCAGGGTCTTTTGTTAATCTGCCAATTAATGATACGTTGTTCATTCTGTTACCTCCATAATCTTATTTACAACTTCTGCGTAATCTGGGAATTTGTAGTAATATTCGCCAGTTCCTTGCGACCCTAAAGTTATGTATGCATCTCCACTATCGCAAGACACATCTAAAATGTGGTCAATATTAATCAAAACTTTCCTGCCGCCTGCTTGTGTCAGTTCAATAAATTTACTCATGCTTGTAATCCCTCTTTCTTTCTGCAATTAATGCACAGTGCCTTTCCGTACTTACGTTCGGTAATGTAATACGCTTGACCTGCCGTGTATTCAACTCCCTTTTGACTTGTGAACGGCTCAAACAGTTTTCCACAGCCAACGCATTTATACTCTTTTTGCTGTTGTTGTTCTTTCGGCTGTTCTTTCGGCTTGTTTTGTGTGTTGTTGCCATTTTCAGGTTCAACCGGACTGTATTTAGTGCGGTCTGTATTCCAGTAGACGTTAGCGGCAAATCCTAAAGCCTTACAAGACACGCTAATAGCGTCAGTTAGTGCCATTTTATAACATTCGTCAGACGTATATAAGCCTTTCGTTTCTTTCTCAACAAAAGAACTGCCGCCTGTACCTTGAATTGGTTTGCTCCACTCATTCTCAACTTTGACGAATAAATCTATATTGCAAAATGCCGCTATTTCACCGTTTGCCCCTGTTTCCGTCCACTGCTTAGTTATGTTGTAATACCAGCCTATCCCAACGGGTCCGAACAGCTCCGTCAACTGTTTAATCCTCCACATGGGGTTAATGTCCGACTTTCCTATCAAACGCCCTGCCTTGATTTTTTTTAAGGCATCGTCAGGGCATGCCCTAACCTTGTTGTAAATTTCCATGTTTTCCATGTAATCACCTCTATTTAATTCTTAAGCTTTCTCCACGCTCCCCAAAGTGTGCTATGCCACTGTCGGGATTTTCTTGCAAATACTTTTCAATCGCTGTTAAGTCAGGCTTTTTTGCCACTTTAACAAGCGTATCGGGCAACTTGTCCACATCAACGTCAACTATGATAGGCAATTTGCCGCCGTTCTTTTGAATGTTAAAGCTAAATAACAACGTTTTGAACTTCGTTTTGCCTATTGCTCTCATAGCCATTTCAAGCCCTGTTTTAAGCCTGTTTTTGTTTCTTTCCAAACGCTCTGCTTTATCTTCAAGTTTTGCTATTACAGCTTTAAGCTTTTCGGTGTCTGCTTCAAGCTCCTTTATGATTATTGCCGCTTGCTCTGCCTGCTCTTCAAAGTCAAGAGTTAAACTCTCCATGGTGTCTTTTAAAGCGTCCTCGGGTAAGTCCTCAGTTTCTGCAAGTTCCAAAAGCTGTTTAAATTGGTACACAATGTCATCAAAAGCAATCATTATTTTTCCCTCTCTTTCTTATCGCTCAATCCTAACAAATAATCAGCCGAAACATCAAAATAAACTGCTAATTTCGCTATTGAATCCGCTTTCGGTATGCGTTTCCCATTAAGCCAACGACAAACACTACTGTCAGGGCATCCAACACTGTTTGCAATTTGCTTCATAGTGCAGCCTTTTTCATAGCTTAGCATTTTAAGCCTGCGTGACAAGATTTTAGTAACATCATTCAAGATATCTCACCCCCTTTCGTGCTATTCGTTCATAAACGCAGTTGTTGCAGTAAACATCTTGTCCGACAATAAAATAAGTTTCGCCTAAATAGATACCGTTACCGCAGCAATCGCAATTAAATATCGGCTGTTCTTGTTCTTCTTCCGGCATGTTAGGCAATAAATCCAAATAATTATCCATTGACTTTTTCTCCTTTTTCTGCTAAAATTTCGGTATGATATTTTTTGTTTTTCGCCCTTGTAAAGTTGCCGCTTTCAAGGGCGGTTTTTTTATTATGGCAATGGGTTTGACGCAACATTCACAAAAAGTCAGACTGCCGATTTGATACGCGTCTTCTAAATTTTGAAAATTGTATCCGCATTTTGCACAATATTTCATGTTTCATCACCTTCAAACAAATTCAACTGTAACGAGTTTTTAACCGCTTTGTTCCGCTTATCTTCTACCTTGCGTTGTTCTTTGTAAGCAACATATTTTTGCCTGTATTCGTAACTTTTCCCGAAAATATTCCATGCCGCTTTTACGACATTAGGCTCATATGGACGGATTTTTTCCAAATCGTCAACCGCTTTGTATGATATGGGGCAGCCGCAGCAACCTGTTCTCGTTAAACCGTACACTTCGTATGCGTCCGAATATGTTATGCCATAATAGTCTTTGTACCACGCTTTATCTTTATCTGTGACGTAATACAAAGGTTTAAAACGATATTTCCCGTCTGAAGTTTCAGCAAAACACATTGTGTTTGTTTCATTCCACTGCTCCGACCTTGGTACAGAACGCATACCGCCCTCATCTCTTCGCTCGCCCGTAATAATCATTTCGTAGCCGTTTTGAACTCTGTGGGCAGGCTGCTTTTTGCAATAATCGCAACATTTCGCACTAATCGGAAAATCAGGCGGACACTCCTTAATAAAATCAAGCATATATTTATTTGCGTTTATAACAAGCTGTATGTTCGGTCTTGGTTCGCCTTTTGAGTTGCAACAACATATAAAATTAATTGTCGTTTCACATTTCGGATAGCGTTCTTTCAGTTCCTGCCGTTTTGCAGCCTTGTCTTCTGCCTGTGCGTATTCGTCTGCAATCGACAGGGGAATTCCTTTCTTTTGCCAACCTTCAAGCCCTGCCGACATGATTTTCGATACAAATGGTACTCCATGTTCTCTTGTAGCTTTGACTATATTTATTTTGGGTCTGACTTCTTCAATTTCAATGCCGTACTTTTCAGCCGTTTCTTTGACGTGCCTTTTTGTCGCTTTCATTTCTAAACCTGTGTTAAAAAACACGTATTTTACAGGTGGTAAGTCGAATGTCGTCCTTGTTCTCTCTATCACGTCAATCAAAATATCGCTGTCTGCTCCACCCGAATAAGAACATATTGCATTGGGGTGTTGTCTTATCCGTGTGGCAATAATTCCCTGAATTGCTTGAAATTTCGCTGCTGAATCAAAATCAGCATAAACAGGGCGGTTTGTATATACTCGGCTTCTATACTCTTCTTTCATTTTACTCCCACCTCTCAATATCACTAAGCACCAAATCAACAAGCCGCTTCGCTTTTACTTCGTCTTGCTCCGTCACGATATCCACCGTTAATTTTTTCATTTTAAAACACACCTTTCTTTTACCTCACTCTCAAAGCGAGGATATTTTGAGCTTAAAGCTCACGTCTATCAAGAAGATCTTGAATTTCTAAAAGGATATCTTCAAAAAAACGAATTTTACCGCGGCTCAACTCGTAAAATTCATCGATATAATCATCTTCGGTCGATTCAGCAATAACTTTAGCAAGCCTATTAATTTCTTTAACTCTATCAAAATCAGTCATATAAAAATCACCTTTCTTTTACCTCGCTTTCAGAACGAGGATATTTTTAATTTTATAGAAACTCAAAAGTTAATTACAAAGGTAATTTAACTCTTGAACATCTTCCGACAGCTGGGAAAGACTATAATTACCGAAGTCGTCAAGCAGGGATTTTAAAAATAAATCGGTGTATTAATACAAGTCAATAGGAGTACCCCAAGGTTCAACCTCTAATTCATAATAATGCAATTCCAAACAAAAATAATGAACCTTACATTCTGAACATTCAGACCACCAATCACAACATTCACTAAACATCGGCTCCCATTCAAGATTTTTACCACAAGTAGGACATTTGGGATATTCTTTAGACGGACTAAACCTAAACATAATATCATCCTCCCTCAATTTTTAAGAAAATAATTAAAACGAAATTTCATCATAATCAATATCAGGAGGCCAATAATAATAAGCAAGGATTTTAATACAATCGCTATCTTTACCGCCGCTGTAAGCTAAAAAATAAGGCTCATTACGGTTTTTAGGTTCAAACCTTTTAAGATGTTCAATAGCAGCTTTTTCTTTTTCAGCGTCCATTTCAATACCTCTCAATATCGCTAAGCACCAAATCAACAAGCTGTTTCGCTTTTGCTTCGTCCTGCAAAGTGGTAATGTCCACCGTTATAACCGTTTTCCCGTCAGGGGTTCTTATATACAATTCTCCGGCTTTTTGCTTTTCCGGCTCGTCCTTTGCAAAAACAAAACGGTCAATAAATTTCTTGATTTTACTCATCTTCTACACCATATCTTTCTAAAAATTCTTCGTCTGTCATGTTACATATCTTGGTGACAAATTCCGCAGCCCTTCCTATCGGGCAATCGTCATACTCTTCGCCTGATGTGTCGTAAGTTTCGCACACAAAGTCGTAAATCTTGTTCAGCATTCTTTCCTTGACTTTCAGCTCCTTGATGTAACGGTCAGCTATTCCTGCTCTAAGTTCCCACGGATTCAACTTGCTTTCCAGTGTGCCGACCTCATAAGAACTGCATATCGTAGGGAGCCTTGCAGGGTTCTCAATGAAAATTTGCCCCGATTTTTGCATTAATACGTATTTGTTCATTGGTTTTTCTTCCTTTCTTTGTACTCGCATTTTGGACAAACATAGAGCGGATATGTGTCTTTTTTGCTTACGTTCCACTCTTCGCCGCATTTGCGACATATACGGTATCTAAATCTTGGTTTTCGCTGTTGTGCTTCCATGTTACACCTCAATTTTCGGGTCTGCCGTCTATTCCGATTTTCTCACGGTCAAACTCAAGCTTTAATTCGTCAATCACAACATGGTCAAGATGTTCCCAAAATATCGGGTCCTCTTCAATGTCTTGCAACAATTTGTTTACTCCTGCTATCATGGTAAATAATCGTTTTTTGCCAAAACCGAAGTCACGGTTAAGCACGTAACAAATAAGTTTGTAAAACCGTCTTGAATAACTGCCTTGTTCTTCTTTGACCTTGACTTTCGCAAATTCTTCTAAAGCTCGCTTGTCCGTGTTGCTGATTCTTACAGGTACTCTTGCTTTCATTTTACATCAATACCTCTTCAAATGCGTTTTTCGCTTTTTCCTTAAGCTTTGTTTTAAACTCTGCAATCTCTTCTTCGTTTGCGTGGTCTATGTCCTTATCTCCGAGAATAACGGTTTTATACAGCTTGCTTTCACCGCTTTCATCAATCGAAAATATTCTTACTTTTGGCATTGTATCACCTCTTCCGCTTCATCAGAAATCGACCATTCCCAAGTGTCGTAATCGTCTTCAAGCTGATTGCGTGTGATTTGTTCGTACAGTGTGGTATAACAAGCTGTTGCAATTTTAAATTCCGCTGTGTTTATGCGTTCTTCTCTTATCAGCCATAACAATACATCTGCCGATTCCTTAACCGCACTATACAAGCGGTTTTTCATCTCACAGTAATTTTTTTCGTAGTTCATTGTTTCGTTACCTCCGCTTGTTCACGCTCAATAATCGGAAGTATTCCCTCGCCTTTGAGCTGCTCGTAAATGAAAAGCCTGCCTTTTTGCGTCCAGTAGGTGTGTACTTTTGTATGAACTTCTCCGTCATCGGCTGGGTATGTGTGCGTTTTCGTGCTTGTATAGCCTTTTTCAGCGTATTTCTGATACAACAGCCATATTTTGCCTTGCTTGAATTGCACTCCTAATTCGTGCAGCTTCTTGTTTAACCATGTTCCCGACTTTCCGTAATCTTTGGCTATTTCCGTAACCGAAAGTAAGTCTTTGCAGTTAAGAACGACATCGTAGTAGCTTGCTTTCGGCTGTAACTCTGCAATTTGCTGTTTCTGTACCGCCGTTTCGGCTTCAAGTGCCTTACGCTTTTCTTGTTCGCCTTTTAGTGCTGTCAAAATCTGAATAAGATAATCGGGGTTAAGTATTGCCGCTTCGAGTGTGTCGGCTGTCATGTACGCTCCATGCTTGCGTATGGTAGGCAATACCTCAGATGTTACCCACTTACGGAAAGGCTTTGCTTGCGGCTTGTCGCTCCTGAGTATAACGCTGTACAGTCCGCTTTCGTTGATGATGTACGTTTTTTGCTCTCGTCCGAGTGAATCTATGACGGACGTTTGACGTACCTCATCTTCTTCGAGCCTTTCAGCAACTTTTGTACCTCTTGCAATTTCAAGCACCTTGCAAACATCAGCCAATACGAACCATGGCTCGCCGTTAATCTCCAGTGTTCGGATACTGCCGAACTCAGGGTTTTCAAAAATTTTTAATTCGTTCATTCTG